GCCGTATGGTATATCATTCTCTAGTGGGTTACGATGATTAAGAATACTCTTCTCGTTACCCCAACCGACTGCAACGGTAAAATCCCGCTCCTTTGCGAGATCTATGATATAGGTATAGTTAGTATTATATTCATTGGTTAATGGGTATGATGGGTCATAAGTAACTTTCAAACGCCCTTTATGGAAAGCTGAAGCAACTATTTGGAAACGAAATTTCATAGTTCCGCGCCATCTTTTAAATGGCAAAGTAGCGAAACAACACGCCGGCATGTGTAACTCATCGGCAGTGCCCGTCAGTTCATTCCATAAGACGGGAGAAACTTCACTATTCCACAATAGTGTCTCAGCTGAATCGGCCACAGCCCACCCGAATTGTGTTAAAAACGATTCGCGTTGTGCTATGGATAAGATAGTCATTTCATCAGTTGAACCTAAGCCCATTACTCTTGGATCAACTGTTAGTTCTTGCTTAACATCCATAGTCAATTTCTGCGATGTATCTGGTACGTTTGTATTAACCATATTGCCTAATAACGTAGGCTTATATGGAGCTATGTTTGATAATTCTACTGGTCTAGAATATCCAAACATTGTGGCAACCCCTGATACTGCATTCGCAGCCAATTGAGTAGCGCGAGCATACATCTGAATACCAGGTATATGGCTAAGAGCACCCGCTGCTTTGGCTACCACACCTGCAGGTCTAGATATAGGACCGGTGCCATATTCATCATTGGCTTGTGGTTCAAATATTTCGCCTACCTGTGGTGCCAAGGCACCCGGCTCATTGGCCGTAGGAATCGACAATGTTACGTCCTCTGCCCACGCAAATACGGAAACTATTACCTGATCAGTTGCTCCGTTTGCGTGTTTTAAGCTCTGCATACCATGTATAATTATATCTCCCATTTCACGCCAATCTTGATCGGGAATACTTATTGCATTGGTATACCAGAAAAATGGCAATGTTAATGTACCACCCTGATTAGTGGTAGGATCTAAATAAACATGTGGACGTTGACTGGCGGCAACGACATCCTGTATGAAAAAAGAACGATCTTTCGTAAACTGATCATCATTATGTAAAGGAATGTATGATGCAATCGCTCTCCCATAATGGAACCCGTTACCGTTTAATATGATGCGCACTTTTAACTTACATCTCAATAAGTTAAAATTAGAAATCCTATTCAAGACTCGTGTATTCTCGAAAAAATCCTGCCAAGGATTGAACTTCTCATATATATTGGTGCCTGTACCCCAACTATATGATTGAATCTTGACGGGTCTCGAAAAGAAATTTGCTAAACTGGCATCTTCTGTGTCCGCAACTCTAAATGTTTCATCTGGCATGCTATCCACCGTGTAATCCCATTGTGGTGCTTGGTCGCTAAAATGAACATTCTGATGTTGAGTTTCGGAACTCTCTTCGTTAATTGATATGTTAAATCTGTTGTTACTATTATACATGTTAGCAAGTCATTATTAACGATAATACGGGTGACTCAATCCGCTTATCGTGTGTTAGTTTAGCATATGGCGAATATTCCCCTAAATAGGGGTACTTTACGAGGAAAGTGCCTCTCTCTGCAAGCCAATGTTTAATCCCGGTACTAACAAATAGGATAAACACGGTAAACCAATACAGAGAACCTCCTTTTGGTGTAATTGGACATGGTAGGGTATGCCCAGAGGGATGCATTTAACGTCTGCCCAAGACGAAGCTGCCTAACAGTACTTTTCTTTCCATTTTTGCAATCTGTCGTCATACGATTCATGAACGACAGTGCATCCATGAATTATGTCAGCACGTCTAGCAATTTCCGTCATCTGCTCGCGACGTTTTTCATAAACGTCTCGACCATAAGCAAACCATTCGCGCAAACTGCCATCTATGTTTTGCATAGCCTGTTGTTCGCGTGTAATGGCTTTGGATTTCAAAACTGAATGCAAACTCTTAAAAATGGAGTCCTCATCTAATGCTCCCATTATAACACCAGTGTCTGCACTGTATATGTTCGCGCGCTTCAATAAATCAGCTTCTGCATCATTCATATACACTGTAGGCTTCGATTCTTTGTCAGGCATAGTAAATTTCATATCGTGCTCTTCTAAAAACTTAGCCACTGAAATATGGTTAAATTCAGGGAAATCCTTATGAACTGAACTTTTGGCATCATCGCCATATGTTATTAATGAACATACCTCCCGAAATACAGGTGCGTCTATACGCTCTCTTGTAATGTGGAAATATGCACACCTAAATAATAAAGCGTTGACAATGGAATTTATATACACTGTTAAATTCTGTCCCGAAGGATTTGATCCATAGTGTTGAACTAAATCACCATTGTATGCCATCAGTGGATAACAAATGTCCGTGGCAATGCCTTCCATGATAGTCATATCACGGTTTGAATAACCACAATCTTTTGCTATATCCATCAAGATACGAAATGCCACAAACATAACTTGCGCTGGCATGCGCAAGTCGTATTTGCTATAATCTCCGGCTAAAATACGATTATCGCCAAATCGTTTAATATGTTTCGCCAACTGGTCCCATTCTGGGCCTTGAGCATTGATACCCACAGCGCATTCTGAAATTAGAGGCAACATTGAAAGGATCCGGGCAACAGGTAAATAATATTTACGCACAAGTAATTGCAAAGCTACTGGTGCACCCTGAAATACCCGAACTTTATCCTTGGTCAATTTAGTTGGTTCGTCTTTCAAACATGCTTTAAATATAGGATAAGCTCTTTTTCCATTTAGATAAAGGTCTTCCATTTCATAAGCATGTGTCCAAAATCGCTGATCCAAAGCGGCTGGACACTCATGAGATGGAAAATCTTCCGGATTTAAAAGTGTTATATAGTCAGATTTTGGGCCTGACAATGGATAGCCTATAGAAGTAGAAGGTGGCATTTTATCAATAAAACGCAGACCATCTATACCGCAAACTGTTTCCATTTCTGTTAACGGTTTAACACCAGACTTCAAATCTGGTATTTCCGTTAGTGCTTCCAAAAATCCCTCTAAATAATCTTTTGCTGCACGTTCAAGAAGAGATCCTTCTATTCCACATGACGGTTTCGTGGAATATTGCAAAGAAGCCTGCCATGGCCAACCTTGTCGAAATTTGGGACCCCCCCACTTCTGGGGGACTCCACATACTTCTTCCACAAGATCGGATATAATGGTAGGTTCCACTACTGAATGATAAGTAGCGCGCCCTTTTACTTGCCCGTAATACTTACAATTCGTACCTTCTGGCAAATAGTTTACGGGGCTTTTAGGATGTATAGTATCATTCTCATAGAACTGAATATCATAAAGTTCTTTTGGTATAGAACCTGAACTTTTTGATAAAACCACTCCCGGTCTACTACTTAACTCCACAAAAGCCTTGTCAAATTCGCACTTGAGCAATAACCCACTACATCCTCGTGTTTCACCACTTTTACCTCCTAAGTGAAAACCACCAATCAGAGGGCCACGTGTCTCGGTAATCAACGGGGCTATACACAATCCTTCAAAAGTTTCAAACCCCAAATTGTACTTCGCACCAAAAAATTCGGCAGCAAAAGTGACAACTTCTCCAACATCCATCATCAGTTTGGACCCTACACAAGATCCATCCTTCTGCTTGTATGTTAACCGAGCCGGTACACTGGCAAAACGCTGTAACGGAAAATAATCAGTTAAGTCTTTCCAATCTCCACCATTCGGCACCCAAACTATGGATAAATCAGTACCGGGTATATCCGCACTGAATTTACGGTACAAAAAGCATTCAAAATTACCTCCTATCATCTTAGGATCATGTCGTGTAAATTTCGCTTTTATATCGTCCGCTTTCCACATATGTTGAGGCACTATGGCAACGTTGGATTTTGGAAAAAATGCATCGCACTCGAAATTGCGAACTCTTCCATTATCTACCAAAGTTATTGCCATGTGACAAAGATTATTCTGCACCATTTTCTCTAACCTATCGGGAGTCGTGGTCTTCGATTTCTCTGTGCATGGCATTTGACTAATGGTTACTCCCGCCCAAGGATTGACTTCGGCATCTCTCTCCACTATATCAATCATACTTGAAGGGGCAATATTGCCCTGTGGGACAGGAGTAACTCTAAAAGCCTTATATATTTGGGCTATAGCATATAAAGCAGCAATTACCAAACAAGTGTTAGTTATCCACTTTATATGCCTATCTCGGTACATTTTAAATACCTTGGGCATAGCGCTATTGTCTGCAACAACTTCATCGTACATTTTCCGTTTCTCAAATTCTACTATACCAGAAATTCCCGCCAAAGGGAATGCTAATAAAGGTAGAAAACAAGTGTTAACGAAAAACACACAAATAAAGCAAATTCCAATGCCTAGAAGATGATTTAAATATGAACAGCGAATGCGCTCGCGTAACTCTGTTTCGCGAGTAAACCACACAACGTTTTTCATCCAATCATTCTCTATCCAATCCTTTGGAATCCAATTAGTCCAACACACCCACCTAGAAGTTTCCAGCCAATCTAAGCGTTTCAATAACGCATCGACTGATCTTCTCTCAATTTCATCCGTCCAATACGATGTTCGTATATTCCACCAACGGCTAAATTTGCGATATCTAGGAAGTGTAGCAGCTACAATGCGCTCACCTATCTGGTTGTCAAAAACCTCTCCATCTTCCTTATGGTGGGCTTCACAACGTGTACAGTATCCCGTAGCACACTGCGAATCCATCTTATGCAAATAAATGCGTGCCTTGTTTTCACAAATACACACATCCGGAGTAGGAAATCTACATGTTGGGCACAATTGAATTTGTTTGTCAAGATTATTGTTCTTTGCCACCAATTCTCGTTGACTAGCATAAAACTTTTTGGAATCCTGAGCAATCCATCTAATCAATTCAGGTAAGCTTATATTTTCTAACGGGCGACCGTCAGATTCTACAACTTCCCAGCCCACAGTAGCTGCTTTTCCTTTCACTCCATGCGGTATAGGAAATGATTTTTCAACCGTAATATCCCAAAAATCTGGGATCAAGGGTGAACCATTAGGGTAATGAGCGCGAACTTTATCCTCGTTCAACATATCGTGTACCGCATACTCCGGTTTAACCCGACACGTCAATGTAATGCGATCACGACGTGTAATCGAAGCAGGCTCATTAGAATATACGGTAGCACATGTGTCTTTTACATTTTTAGTACCAATTACGACCTTAGGCTCAACTGAAACTTTACCTTTCATATCAGCTTCGGCCATATTAGCATACATTCTCACGTTATTAACTAGCTGTATCATTAAAGATGTAGGAGCACGTTCAACAAAATCGGCTTTAGTATTCCCGATGTCATCCACCAAGACACCATTCGTATACGATCTAAAATTAGACATAAATTTGTCTGCTTCATTTAGCGTAACGATCCTATCATCAGCAGCACAATAATTATTGTACAACAATGTTGTTACCATTAATATATTGGCAATAGATGATTTGCCTACAGCGGTCCCGCCATAAATTCCTATGGAATAAGGCGCTTCGCGTAATCCTCCTTGCACACGAGTTTGTCGAAAAGTTGCCTGCCATTGTCGAAGAATATCGACCTTCCTGCCTAGCACATTCTTTTCAAGAACTCCTTTGCTAGTCGTTTTCAATAATTGAGCTTTTTCAATACATTGAGCTAGAAGAGCTTCATAATCATTCTCTGACATGTCTTCGTACTTCTCCAAGTTACCGCACTTGGCATACTCATGACAGCGAA